ATTGCTTCTAACTCTTTTTCTTTAGCACGGTGCCGCTCAATATCTGCATTGAGTCCTTTTGCCTTGTTCCAAAACCATGTCATATTATCCTCCTTACTTAATTTCAAAATGATCTTTAATCACTGCCCTTGATACTGTCATTCCGGTCATCTGTTGAGCGTTATACAATCCGGTATCTTTTTCTGTCTGGATGGTGTTAGCACATTCCCTAACAATCAACTCAGCGAACTTTTCAATCATCTCTGGACTCATACTGTACCAGTCTGCCTTGTTCCAATTATCACCGACTCCAGCCTGTTTCAAAAGTTCTTTAATTCGTTCGTTCATTCTTCAACTCCAAAATGTTTTTGAATATCTTCCGTCAATTCTCGCCTGCCCCGGTTGTAGTCAGACACGCCGCCGACGACAACATTTTTATATTGTAATTTGACACATTCTGCCACAATAAGCTCGGCGAACTTTTCCAACCTTGCTCTGGCTTTCGTATCATTGTCAAAGATATCACGATACCCTGCCTGCTGGGCAATTGCTTTAATTCGTTCATTCATAGTCCTTGTGCCTTTCTGTTAGGACATGCTTCGCATGGTTGGTATAACTGTGTCATTGCACATTCGGCACAAGTCAGCCAAAAAGTTCTCATTCTTCAACTCCGAAATGTTCTTTAATCTGTTTAGTCAATTCATGATCTTCAGGCCAGCGGCTCATATAGTTCTGAACAATGCCGGAACATTCCCGAACAATCAACTCGGCGAACTTTTCGTATAGTGTGCTTTCAAAGTTCCTATACTCCATGATCATAAGGAGTTGCGTTTCTTCTACAGCCTGTTCAGCAAGTTGTCGAATTCGTTCGTTCATTCTTTTACTCCGAAATGTTCTTTAATCTCTTTTGTCGCCCTTGTTGTGCCCATAGTATATCCAACATCAAACCCTACATCAGTTCGCGGATATAGTTTGGACAACCCATCAGCAATACCAGCACATTCCCGAACAATCAACTCGGCGAACTTTTGGTCATTATCTCTCTGAAACGCATAGTGCGCTTCCGGGTAAGGTATTTTGTTTCCTTTAGCCCAGTCTGCTCTAACTTCTGCTCTAGCTTGTTCAGCAAGTTGTTTAATTCGTTCGTTCATTCTGTCGTTGTCCTTGAATCTTCATTTGAACGGTATGCATATATGATAGCTGCTACTATGTAACCTGCAAAGAATCCTAAAATAAAACTCATTCTTCAACTCCGAAATGTTCAGCAACTTTGCTTGCAATTACCGTTGATTTAACTTTATGACCTTCATATTCAGTGTCAGTTCGATAACATACATCCATACATTCCCTCACAATCAACTCGGCGAACTTTTCTGCGTCAATGCCAATCTCTAGTAACTCACCATTTACACCGTAAGTTTCAATGTGGCATTGTTCTAAAAGTTTTTCAATTTTTTCGTTCATTACTTAACTCCGAAAGTGTTCAATGCTGGACGCAATGTGTTAATCAATTCTGTTTCACGGCTATGTGCAGGACGCTTACCACGCACAATTTCAATCACACCGAATACAAAACGCTCGGCACCACGTTCACGCAATGCACAAGACAAACCCCAATTCTTCTGCTCAGTCAAGGCCCGTTGCATATGCTTTTGCATACGACGGGTCAATGTCTTACGCACATTTCCTGCAAAACACATAGCAGTCAAACCAATGTAGGATTCAAATGTTACTGTATCTTGGATAAAGTATAACACTTGATTACGATCAGTTCTACGCTTACGGGTGATTTTCAAGTTCATAAGTGTATTATATACCCAAATCCATTTAATGTCAACCGTAAGTTTCCAGTAAGGATGTGACAAATTCCGGGTCGCTATCCCCGAGGTCTTTATCTGTTGTAAAAACGCAACAGTTTCCAAACTTGGACAGTTTGCGTCCTGCATCATCATTGTCACAAACTGCGACAACCCGACGATTCAGACAGGTTAACCAGTTGCGTAGGTCGCTGTTCGGGTTGTTAGATAGCACGGCCAACGCACTAAATCCACGCTCAGTGAGTCGGGCCGCATCAAACACCCCTTCGCACACAAACACGACTGAGGGGCTTAAATAGAGACTTTCTACTCCCCAAACAGTCTGTGTAGGCTGATTTCGGTATGTGAAATACTTGCCCAGCTTGGGATTATTCTGTGGTTTTTTCTCCCCTGAGGGACGATATTGCTGATATCCTACCAGCTGTCCGCTAAGATTCCACAGATAGAATGTAGCAACACCTTCAACTTCATCAAGCACTGGCTTGTGAAGTTCTAAATCTAAATGACGAGATTTTAAGTGTTCTTTCAGCATACCCATAGTATACACCCAAAACCATTTATTGTCAATCAGTATTTTCTGGGATTTCTTTAGGGGTTTCTGTCAGATACTCATAGTTTGTAGTATCTATGTTTTCTCTGAAAACAATAGCACCGTTCTTTAAGTGAAACCTGCGGGCTAAGTTAGTCTTGGGGCTTAATGTCACAAATCTAGTAACGCTAGGATATTGTGCTTTAATTCCCTTCACAGCTTGTATAAGCAATTCTGCACCTTTGCCGCTTTTGTAACTCCAAATGGTATAAAATATGGCCGTTGTGGGCACTTGAGCAGTTTTCTTCAAATCTTCTAGACCTTCAGGAACAAAGTCATGGAAGCTAACACATACCATTGCTTCTGGATTATGTTCTTCATCAGTTAGTGCAGCAACAACCCTGCCGTCGCTAACTCTAAAATCAGTAGATATTTCAGGACGAACAGGATCGTCTTTGATGAAACTTAATAATGTGTGTGAAAGGTCTGTGATGAATTGAAACATGATACTGCTATTTATACGTATATTATAAAAACACAAATTTTATCCAAAAAAATAGGACCCGAAGGTCCTATTTTGATTTACATATTATTATGCATACATGATTTCACTATAGCCCTCGGCTAGAGTAGGCATTTCAAATCCATCAATCATAGTACGCACAACATAGTCGGGAATGTTCTTCCCCGGACGACTTGCCAACCGCTTTGCTAGTTCTTCACTTTCAGGAGTACGAAACACCACAGCGATATGTTCATAGTCAGGCAACATATTAAACTTCTTCTTACGGCTCTTAACTGTAGTAGAAGTTTGATCCCAAATTATATCCTTGTTCATGACACGTGCCTTAACAACATCGTTAATCATCATATCAATAGCTTCGGGCATATATTCTTTGAATACTTCGTTATATGTCTTTCCCATATCTCGTGCGTAATCATCTACCCATTTATCAGTAGAAATATATGCACACTTATCTGCCCACTCTTGATGAGCAACCCAAGTGCTTTTACCTGAGCCTGGTACTCCAATTAATTGATAACACTTTGCCATATTAAGTTTTTCTTTCCCACTCTAATTTCATGCCACGCCAGTTATTTGGCTCACTCTTTTCATCCTCGGTATAATAAAATCCCAGAACCTTCATCATCTTGTGCTTGACCATTAAGTTAGGCTGACGTACTGCATGAGTATCCTCAAAGCCCATCATAACGCCAACTTCGGTCACTGCTCCGCTACGACAAATTCCAGCAGTGCAATGTACAATAACATTCATGTCATTGTCCTTTGCATGTTGTAGCAAACGAACAAGTTCAATGGCCTGTGCATCACTAACTTTCCAATCTTCTTCCATTGAATAGTCATTAGCTTCAATGTCAAGGAACTCAAAATTGTGTCGCTCTTTGAAGTTGTGCTTGGCTTCAGGCTTCCAACCTGCCGGATCAGTAATGCTAATCAACATACTATTCTGTCCCGGATCCTTATACCACATGCCACTACTGATGTCAGTTGCAGCGCAATTCTGAATAAACATTATATCACCTTTTCTTTAATTTGTCAAGCTCGTTTGCTGCTTCTTCCAGTAAGTCAGCAATACGATCTGGTTTACCTTCTGATACACTTTTGCGACCTTGAATCTGTCTGCGAATCTCTGCACGTTTACGCAACCGAAATACTAAACTTTGCTCAGAGACTGGCAAGTGACTTTCATCTTGGGCCATCAGTTCTTCAAAGCGGTCATGTTCTTCGTGCAATTCAACATGCTTTAACTTTAGTTTGATTGGTCCACAAACATGGGCAGTGTCGCCTGTGCCGTTGTCATCATATCCACATTTATCGCATTTCATTCTTCAACTCCAAAAAGTTTCTTAATCCTTATTGCGGCAATGCGAACACTGCGACCATCATGGCTACCATCGTCTTCATCATCCAAAATGTC